ATCCATGGTCATAGCTCAATATACTGGAGTTAGCCTTCAAAAAGATGACAGAGCATTCATTCGTTATGATGAATATACTAACACATGGAACCAAGCATCACTAGTAGACGCATTTGCTACTGTTCCTTATCACACCAAGGGTGATAGTTACTGGAAAGATGAGTGGAGAAACTTCCACGTTCGTGCTTCGGATGATGCTTTCATTCAGAACGTTTCTATCTTCGCTGTTGGTTTCGCTGATCACTTCCTGATGGAAAGTGGTGGTGACATGTCTATCACCAACTCGAACTCTAACTTTGGTAATACATCTCTACATGCTATTGGTTTCAAAGGTTTTGCCTTTAACCAAGATAAGGGTGGTTTCATTACTGACATCATTCCACCTGCACGTATTGTTGATAATAAGGCAAGCACTAAGAAGATCAATTATTATACAATTGATATTCCAGGAACTCTACAAACTTCTCAGAATTACACCAAACTATTCCTTGGTAGTGATGATATTGTAGATCCACTGGTAAGACCTGCTGCAACCATTACTGGTTACAGAATTGGTGCTAAATCTAACGATAAATTATATGTCAAACTAGATAAAGCTCCTGGTACAGATGAGTTCTTTGAAGCACAACTAGAACCAACAGGTTTTCTTAAGTATGTTGCTAAGGGTTCTATCTTAAACCCATCTGGTGGTGTAGTTAACAGTGTTTCTGCAGATGCTGCTAACCTCATTGAATCTAACCGTCGCATGATTCAGGAGGAAGTATTTGGATACATTCTAGAAAAGCATCCACGACTTCAAAATATTCCTTATGTTAACCCTGGTCTAAATCCTGCAGGTAACAGATACTTTGATGCTCGTAACTTAATTGCTGCTAACCGTCAACAGATTGTTGATACAGCATTTGATGACATGATTAGAACTTATGGTTCTGGTGTCATTCAGGGTATTGGTGATGGTAAGTGTAAGCGTGACATCGGTCTCATTGTTGACGCTGTTGCAGAAGACCTTAAGGATGGTGGTAACTCTAATGTTATCGCTGCAACCAGACAATATTTTGATGGTGATGGTAACCCACTATCTAATGGTTTAGTTGGTGAGGAAACATATGCAACCTATGCATTCCGTAGAGCTCGTGATCTCTGTAAACTTGCTATTGCAAACCTACTAACTGTACAGGCAGATCTATATGATCCTGATCCTAACAGTAACCTTTCTCCTTATGGTATCAACATTGGCAAGACAGGTTCTCAGGCAGAACTAGATGGTGATACAACTAACGGTGTAACGATTGACCTTGCACTCAAGGAAGATCCTGCATCACGTTATAAGGATGCACGTAATAGAATTGTTGCTAATAAAGAATTTATTGTAGATGCAGCATTAGCAGAAGTATCAGTATATCACCCCGATTTCTACATCCCTGGTGATAGTCAAACTAATATTCAATCTCGACTTGCTGACGCATTCCGAATGATTCGTCGCAACTCTTCTGAGATTAGAGACAAGGCACTTGCATCTATTGTAGTCAATCATCCTGACTTCGTTATTCCTGGTGATAATCAAACAGACGGTGGATCTAGATTTGCTGATTCTTATCGCTTGATTTCACAGAACAGAGATCAGATTGTTGACACAGCATTAGCACAAATCACTGTAGCACATCCTGACTTCTTTATTCCTGGAGACCAGCAAACTGATGCTCGTTCTAGATATGCTGATGGTTATCGTTTAATCCAACAGAATAAGGCAGACATTGTTAACACTGCTTGGGCAGTTGTTAATGCTGCTCCACCAAACCCAGCACCTACTGGTCTTGAAAGCAAGTGTAGAAGAGACATCGGTATCTTTATTGATGCTGTATCTCTTGACCTTTTCGTTGGTGGTAACAAGTATTCCCGTAAGTTTATTTCTGAATACTTTAATGCTGCTGGTGATGCATGGATCTCTGGTGGTCTCCAAGGAGAGACAACAGAAAGTATTGCTGCATTTAATGAAGCAAGAGATCAGATGAAGTTGGCAGTTTCCAACCAACTTGCTATCCAAGACCTTTCAGTTACTGAGGGTCCTGCACAATATGGCGGCGGCGGTCCTAATATCTCTAGAACTAGCACTAATGCATGTGATGACGTTCAATCTGCTATCGTAACTCTTACTGATATTATTACCACACCTATTACTGCTGGTAATCTATCTTCTTTACCTGCTGAGACACCTTATGAATCTGGTCCTGGTGAAGATAAGTGCCGTAGAGACATCGGTATCTTTGTTGATTCCTTAGCACTTGATCTATTCATGCAGGGTAATGTCTATACTTATAGATTTGCTGCAGAATACTTTGAGAACGCAACCACACCTATTGCTAATGGTGTTACTGGTGAAGAAGCTCCAACGATCACTACGCTGAACAAAGCAGCAGAGATGATCAAGAAAGCGATCACCAACCAACTATATGAAAAAGATCTAACAATCACTGCTGATAATGCACCTGGATCTGCATACGGTAAGGTATCTAAGGATTACACACCACATGGTGCAACTTATGATGCAGCAACTGGTGACATGGTTCTTAGCATTGCTAATCATGGATTAAGCAACGGTGATTATGTTAAGTGTGCAGATAATTCTCTCACATTTACTTGTACCTCTGATGGTAATGTTTCTAACGAGACATATCCACGTAATTCAGATCCTGCATCTGGACAGTATCTTGAGATTACAGCATCTACAACTGATACAATTACAATCAACGTTGGTGCATCTCCTGTAGGTCAGCAATATGCACACACATTTGTAAGTGCTGCAACTAACGCGATCAACTTTGCTGGTAATACTGCTAACCAGAACAATGCACAACTTGCTCTTTGTTCAGACGTTCAATCTGCAGTTGATTCTCTAACAAGTATTGCTACTACAATTATTTCCAACGGCAACCTTGGAACCATGCCTATCGAGGTAAACTACGGTAGTGGAATGGGTCCTGGTGAGATGAAGTGTGCCCGTGATATCGGATACTTCATTGATGCTGTTTCAGTTGATATGTTCTGCGAGAGCACCACACATATCAGAACGTTTACAGAACAATACTTTGACAACTCTGGTAACCCAATTGGCAACGGTCTTGTAGGTGAAGAAGCAGAAAGCATTACTGCTTTCAACACTGCCATCAACGAAATGAAGAGGGCAATCACTAACCAACTATACTATAAGGATCTGACGGTTACTGAAGGCAATAGTGACTATGACATGGCAAGTCCAGATGGTCCTATCTCTAGAACTTCTTCTAGTGCATGTTCTGATGTACAGTTAGCACTTACTGAACTTGGTAGTATTGCTACTGATGCAATCACTGCTGGTGCTATTACTGGTGGTATTTGGAATCAACCAGCAACTCCTGGAACATTCATCACTGGTGAAGCTAAGTGTCGTAGAGACCTTATGATTGTTGTTGAAGCAGTTGCACAGGATCTCTGGTTTGGTGGTAATGAGTTCACTATCGCTGCAACTAAAGAATACTTCCAGAACAATGCTTTAATTACTAACGGTGTTGATGCTGAAGTTGGACCTTCTATTACTGCATTCAAGCGTGCTGAAGATTTAATACAGCGTGCATTGAACAACACATATTATGATCGTGACCTTAACATTACACGAGATGTGACAGGTGATCCACCAATTGTAGGTGACATCGAGTGTGATGCACATGATATGGTTATATCTAACCTTGATTTCATTGCTGAAGAAGCATATCTTCGTATGCTTTCTGCATATCCTCTTTACACTCCAGGTACAGGTAATACTGCACAAGATTGTAAGGATGATGTTGTTAGCGTCCTCAAGGAAGTTATGTGGGACGTTAAGTTTGGTGGTAACTATAAGACATACGATTCTGCTAAGATCTACGTCACTAACTATGATTACAGAGACGGTACTACTGTAGAAACATTCATCGATGCTGAGCGTGATGAAGCTGCCAAGGTAATGTTTGAAGCTAAGAACATTGCAATGCAGGTTATCAAGAATGAAACCGTAACCACTGATGCTGCTAATACTAAAACTCAAGTCATCGACACTACAATTGTTGATGATTGGGATGCTGATGAACTACTACCTAAGTGTGGTTCTGCTGTCTCTGCTGTTGATACTCTTATGGGTATCATCATTCAAGCAATCGGAAATGACGGTGGTGTAGGTAATCTTGATGGTGTAGTTAGAACTACTCTTGATGGTCCTGATCCTGCATGGAACAAGGCACTCAATATCATCAGCACTACTGCTACTTCTATCACACTTAATGTTGGTGCATCTGCATCACAGGATCAATACCCACATACCTTCATCGCTGCAACTGCTAACGCTGTAGTATCTGGTGGTAACTATCCTCATACATTTGTAAGTGCTGATGCTGGTGCAGTTAATGTTGTTAACGGTTCTCAGATCACTCCAACTAATGCAGTATACAATGCTACCACGGGTGACTTTGTAATGTACTTTGGATCTGCACACGGTGTAACAACATCAGATCAACTATCTCTCGATAATAACTCCTTTACCTTCTCTTGTGAGATGGGCAGAGATACAACCACTAAGACATATCCTCGTCCTGGTAGTGATCCTGTTGCTGGTCAAAATGTTAACCCAACTGCTGTAACTGCAACCTCTATTACAATTAATGTTGGTGCATCTCCTCTAGTTGAGCATAACGTATCTAACGCAGTATATGATCCTGCAACTGGTTCTGTTGCTCTAACGATTGGTGCTCACTCACTAACTGCTGGCACTAGTATCAAACTCAAGGAAGAATCTTTAATCTTCAAGTGTACTAAGGATCAGAATGCAATTACACATGCATATCCTAGAGCATCTGGTAAGTACAGACCTGCTGCATATGCAGAGGGCAATTGCTCTGATGTTCTTGCAACAGTCAACGCACTGATTGACATCACATGTAACTCTCTCAACGAAGGTAACCTTAACAATCTACCACCTCTAAACAATGGTGAGTGGGATTGTGCAAACGTCCGTGGATCCATTGAAACTCTATTCGATATTCTACAGGATGCAATCGTTGATGGTACACTTGCTGGATTGCCACCACTTAACACTGGTGATTACACAATCAATAACGAAGCATCCAAGTGTTTCCGTGACGTTACTTACATTGTTGATGCTGTTGTTAATGACTTACGACTTGGTGGTAACCTTAACACTATTCAAGCAGGTGAAGCATACTATGTTGGTAACAACTTAGAATATATTGATGGAGAGAAGTCAGAGACACTAGATGCATGGGATTACGTCGGACAGATGGCAACTGCTGCCATGAGAAACTTCGACGTTCTTGCATATAATTGTAGTACAAGTGTTGGATCTTCAATTGTTGATGTTAATGATACTCGTGGCATCATCATTGGTATGAGTGTCAAAGAATATGATGACACTGATCCAGCAGCACCAGCATATGTCAATGGACTACTACAATCTGGTGCAACTGAACTTAATTCAAATATCCCTGCTGGTACATATGTTAAGCGTATTCTTAGCAACACCCAGATTGAACTTGGTAAGAAAGGTTCTAGATTACTTGAGGGCAACACTGTTAATGCTACTGCCAACAGCACTACAACTGAACTATACTTTGTATATGAGAGTGGTATCTGGGCAGACACACTACCTACAACTAAGATCGTAGGTCCCGCAGGAACTGGTGAAGAAGTCATTCAAGACACCACAGTTTCTCCAACAAATAGAGAGTGCTCTTCTACTGCTACCGCTATTGAAACATTAATTGGTAACATTACCACTATTATCAACAGTGGTCTTGGTACAGTCACTAGACAAGAACAGACAGTTAACACTGCAGCACTTGCATCTAGAGCTACAGTATTTACAATTGACGTTTCTGGTGCTGGTCCTTCTAACCCACACGACTTTGAAACTGGAACACCAGTTAGATTAGTTCCACGTCCACGTTTCGATCAAGTAACTGGTAAGTATGTTGACGTTGATAAGCGTCTTGTCAGATTGCCTAACGGATTTGAAACTAATAGAACTTACTATGTAATTGCTCCTGGTAGAAGTACAGAAGCAGGTGGTGAAGATTACTCTGGCACATCATTCTTTGATGGCAGTGACATGACCAGATTGATGCTTGCAACCTCTAAAGAGAATGCAGCTGCTGGTGCATATATCTACGCATCTGAAACTGATTCAATTGATAAGGATGTTGAGATCGATCTCTATCAGTTTGTATTAGATGACAAGTATGATCTTCATAACTATGAAGCTTCATTCAGAGATATTGGTGGTGTTGTTAATGGAATTAAAACTAATGTATCTCACATCTTTGACGTTCCTAATGCTTCTACCACGCTACAGAGAGCATTCATCCGAGCTGTTGAGGGTGGAGATCTACCACTAGTTGCAACTTCTTTGGCAAATGATTCTCAAGTTGCTATCACTGATACTAGTAATGCTAACGTTGGTAGAGTTAATCCTAACATTGAGTTCTATACTCGTTATCAGACACCTACTGTTATAACCCTACACAAAACACCTGCTGATGCAATTAATAATGTAAATTCGATTGCATTTGCACCTGGACAAAATCTCGTAGATTTCAAAATCTATGCTAACAAGCGTCGTTCGCCAATGCGCTTCGACCCTGGTTTTACTGATGCTACTGCATCCAATGGTAAGTGGTACATCCAGTGTAAGGATGAATCTTCTGCAGATCAATCTGTTCTTAATGATAATATTTTCTGGAGAATTAGTCAATCTGATTACAGTGATAGGCAGAGATCCACTGATATGTGGTATGAGCGTCTAGAAGACAATCGCGATAAGGATGAAAGAACATACAAACTACGTATGGTCATTCCTAAGTATCTTGAGAACGCAAGAGATCCTATCAATGGATTTGTTCTTAAGACAAGAACTGATGACACACGTAAGTTAGTACCACAGAAACTCCTACTAAAACCAGTTGTAGGTAGTGTATACCGTGCTAGATTCCAGAATCCACTAGATGCTAGTGAATTGATTGGTGATACAACTGGAACGTATGATCCATATAGAAAAGCACTTGCAGGAAATACACAAGAGTTCAGAGCATTTGCTAAGTTCACATCTGGTATTCAGGCAACAATTCAATCGGGTCGTGTAGTTCCTGATAGTTTAGATGATAACATCGATTATCTAGAATTGACAGTATATGACCATGCTGTTGATACTCAGAACTTCCCTGGTTTAAGAAACGAGACATTTACCACAGTTAAGATTACTGCTCCTCAAGGTGGTAATTTTGTATCTAGCAAGGTTGATAATACATCTTCATCTCCTAATGCTATTAATTTCTCTGGTAATTCCTCTGGTATTGCAAACGTCCATGCATATTATAGTGTAGGTGGTAACAACTATCTAATTATTAAGAACATCCGTAGTGGTGATCTAGAATACAGTGAGTATGCTAACACAAGATTCCAACAGGGCAATGTCTTTGCTGATATGCTGGAAGACCAGGATATGGGCAAATCGCTACCTCTAAAAACACATATCCAAAAAAATTATCCCCAGTATTATTACAAGCAAAACGGCGCTAACGTTTATACTATTACTCCTGGTGATCGTATTCAAGATGACGCTGGTGTTGAATACTATGTTGATAGTGTTGAGGATGTTGGTGTTATTGCGGATACATTCTATATCTTCGGATATGAGACACTAAAACGCAGAATTGCAGGTCAACAGGATGGTGTATACTATCTAACTGCACTTCGTGGTAACATCTCACCATTCCCAACTGGTGCTGGTGTAACTAATAACTTCAAGAAGTTTAAGTTCTCTCAACCAGTCAGTAAACTATATCCTCTAAACTACAGAAATGATCCTCTTTGGTTCAAAAATTCTGGTACTAGTCAGAAGGAAAAAGATTACTATGCTGCATTAATTGACCCACCACAGGTATACTCTGCTGCTGACAACTATGTACATGGTCTTGTCACAGTTAACGACTTCAAGAACTCTACAACCAGAGAGATGGTTGCAGACCTTACAGAACAACCTGCATTTATCAACAACACATATACTGTTGAAGCACAAAGTGGAAATGCAGCTGCTGGATCTGAACAGAGATTGATTCCAATTGGTGGTGATGGTGCTGTTGCATTCACAGATCAACGCTATTATGTTGAACTTAGAAGACCTTCTATTGCTCGTGCTGGTAACCATACGTTTGAGTATCTTGGATTTGGTCCAGGAAACTACTCTACTGGTCTCCCAGCGCGTCAGGAAGTCGTCCTTTCGCCTACTGAGGACTTCTACGCCCAAAGTAAGAAACAAGACGGTGGTATCGTCTTCTACACGGGTATCAACTCACAGGGTGATCTCTACATTGGTAACAGAAGAATTAATGCTATTACTGGTGAAGAGACATTCATTGATCAAGCAACACTTGCAGATGATGGAGACGAGGATGATACGATTGGTGGTCTAGTTACTACCTTCGATACACCTGTAACATTCAACCAGAATATCACAGTTGTTGGTGGTGATGGACAGCTAGTCAATACATTTGAATCTCCTGTTACTATCGCAGTTCAGGATGCTGATCTAACACAGTCAAGAGATGCACTGATCATTCGTTCCAATGTAACTTCTGTTGATCCTGTAACTCAACTAGAGCAAGATGAGGGTCTTGATAGAACTGCATTCACACCTCCAACTACGGGTGATATTAGAATCAGTAAGAACAAAGTTGCTTCTGCTATCTTCCAGTTTAATGCTAGAGGAGATGGTCAGAGTTACATGTTCCAAACGCACACTACTTCTGGTGTTGCTACAAATACAACTCCTAACCAATCTTCATTGATTGCAGCAGGTGGTTCTAGAATCAATGCAGCACAATATATCACATATGGTGGTGTGTTACCTGCACCTGGTGACGTTCTATTCAAGGGTGCTGAAGTTGGTAAGAGTGGATCTATTGCATGGATCCTTGCTAACTACTTCGCAACTATTCCTAACAACCAGATCGATAATATCGAGTTTGATGGCACTAACGTTGTTAAACTATCGTTTAGAGACTTTAACAGTGGTGTTGCACTTTCAGTTGGTAGTGATATTGGCATCACTTCCTCTTCTCAAATTAGAATCAAGAACTTCTACTTTGAACCTGAACTAAACCTAACATGGAGAGTATTTGCTGCCAAACCTGGTGATCCATTCAACCCAGCAAACAACTACTGTCATTTCCAGGTACTTGAACAGGAACCACAATCCAGTCAAGCATGGGAAGATATTATTGCTGGAACTCCTAATGATTCTAATGGAAATCCTGGTATTCCACCAACTATTGAGTTCTCTAATTCTAACTTCAAGGAAGTTGGAGTTATTGGTGGTGAGGCACTTAGAACAGAGACAGAGAGTATCGGTCAATATAAGTTAGGAATCAATACTATTGCTCGTGCTCCACATAGTGCATACACAAATGCATGGGTTGATAATCTTACAACTGATCCTCGTGCAAACCTTGATGTTGTTGGTAATGCATTCATCAGTGGTAAAGTCACAGGTGACTTCTTACAGCATACTAACTTCGCTGATCGTGACAAGACAGCAATCGACAATGCACTGTTAGTTGGTGGTGATAGTTCTGCTCCTAATGATGAGGCAGTCCTACGTGTTGCTACTACAAACAATGGTCGTGTTGGTATCAATGTTGATAACTCTCAACTCGACAGAGCACTGGTTGTAAATGGCACATCTAGATTTACTGATGATGCTCGCTTTGAGCATGACATTGAAATCAATGGTGATGATGGTGTTATTGCTGAAATTAGAACTTCTCAGACATCTGGTACATTCAACCTTGTAACTGATAGTACATTCACTGGCACATTAAATCTTGCTGGTGATGTAGAATTCATTAACGTTGGTAATGTTAGAACTCTCACTCAGACAATTGACATTGGTGATAATGTAATTGGTGATCAATTCATCAACATTGGCAATTCATCTGAACACAGTAACATTGATCTTGGTGCAACACCAGATAATCGTCTTTCTGACGGTGCTGGAACAATTAGTAAAATTCTGATTGGTGGTGCATATGATAGTAGCGAATCTCTATCCTTTACTAGAGTCAAGACCAAATCCTTTAAGGTTGATGGTGACTTCCAGTTAGGTTCAAGAAGAACTATTACAGATACTGTAACACTATCTACTACTGCTGGACAAGTTGACTTCTTCTCTAACTCTGGTTCTGCATCTATTATTAACTTCGGTCTAAACGCATCCGAAATTAATATTGCTGGTCAGGGTGGTATTACTACAATCAATAACCAACTAGAAGTCATTGCTTCTGCTACATTCCAAGGTAACATCACAATGTGTGGTGGTGTTGCATCGTTCTCATTCGTAGGAAACAGAGGACAACTTGGATCTCCTGAATTCGCTCATGCTGATGGTATTCTAAGTGATACATTATTCAATAAGAATATTGATATTATTAACGTTCTGGTTGTAGGAACAACTGATGAAGGTTATAACCAAGTTGATACAGCTGGTGCTGGCCTCTGGGGCGGTGCTGCTTATCAGCAGGAAGTTACAAACATTGGTGGTTCACCAGTTGTTGAACCTCAATCATTCCCACTCTTAACTGGAGATGAGTTCTACTTACCAATTAAGAATCAACCAATCAAAAATAATGGTGATCCATATTTTGTAGAGAATGATTATATCATCATTAACAGTGCAATCACTGCTAGTGGACATCCTGAAATCGTTCAGGTTCTAGAACTAACCAGAACTGCTGTTGCTCCTTACTACCTCAAGGTTAAGCGTCAACCACTTGGTACATACACTGCAATTCTAACAAATCATACTGATACCACACCTATCTACAAGGTTAACGTACAGTTTGATGCTACATGGACTGAGCTACCATTAGATGCTACTGGTCCTCAAGATAATGTATACCTTGCTGAATTTGGTGGATCATTAACGAACAACGATTACGTAATTATTGATCGTGAAGATACTAACAGCGATGGCATCTTTAATCAAGGTGAAGTCATCAAGGTTGTTACTCCTCTAGTTGCTGAAGAACAGAAGTTTAGAATTTCTAGTGATTGTTCAAATGGAACTGACAGCGATGTATTTGTTGTTAACTCTGTAACTGGTGACACTACAATTCTTGGTAACACTACAATCAACAATAGTTTAAAAATTAAAGGTGGTTGTGGTACGATTTCTAAGATTGCATTCAGTGCAGCAAGTTTCTCTGGATCCTTTGTTCTTACTGGTGTTAATGTAACGTCTCCTAATAAGACACTTAGTGATATTCAAGTTGGTGATTATATTGCCATCATCACTAATGAAGCTTCTCTTGATATTCTACCAGATACAAAAATCGTTGCTATTAATCCAGCATCTAATGAAATCGTTGTTGATCAAAACATCGTTGGTTTCTCTTCTGGTAGTTTCACATTTGAAGCTAGAAGAAACGAGAAGTTTACTCTAACAAATGGAGAAGAAGTACCAGTATTCACTGTTGATACTTGCACTGGAACTACTCAGATTGGTAACCACTTCGGTAGAATTGATATTGAATATGCGACTGCTGGTAATACATCATCCACTACTGCTAATATTCCTACACTATTTGATAATGGAACAATCAAGAAAGCATATGGATTCTGGTATGATCCTCAAACAATCAATGCTGGTGGTCCTAGCACGACAGTTAGAGCTACTGCAGCAGGTAGTTCAGGTTTAGTTCAGGTCCCTGTACAAGATCTTGGTACTGGAACTGGTGCATTTGCAATTGACGATTTAGTATTCATTGGAACAACAACTGCAGGATCTACAGGTATTGGAGATTTCCAAATCTGTAAGATTACCGATGTTGTTAATGATGCTGCAAATCCTACCATTGTTGTTGGTCCTGTTGGTGATGGGTTGGATACAAATCAACCAATTACTCCTGCTGATAACATCTTTGATGTAGGAAACGTTGTAAGAAGAGTTCTTAAGCACCCAGAACTTGCTAACATTGTTGATTGTCAAACCAGACAAAGAGTTGTTACTGGTGCAACTAGTGATTACTGCTCTATCATCCTTGACAGAGGTTATATTGTACAGCAAAAACTAGATTATCTTGGTTGGATTGCTCTTGCTGATGCAGAGGGTGATGCAATGGTCTGGGCTGCTGTTAAGGGCAGAATGAAAGGAGTTGTTCATACTACTGTAATGAACGAACAGATTAAGGATGGTGCAATTGAATACAGATCTGGAGATTTAACAGTCGCCAGTGATATTAAGATGATTGGTGGTAGTTTCGAGATCTATGACTCTGTTAACAAGACAAGATTACTTGGATTTGTTAACGATGACGGTCACGCTGATCACCAAGGTCTATTCTTCTGGGATGCAGGTGTTGTTGCAAGAGGTGACTTCTATCTCTTCAGCGCACAAGACCCTGAGAACGTAATTCAGAATCCTGACTCTACTGTACCATCATTCTTCGTTGATAACTTAGGTAACGTTGGTGCAGAATTGACATTCACAGTCGAAGGTGTTGCACAAACAACACCATCCTCAACTGTTGAACAACTTTCTATTAAGAATCTTGGTCCAAGTGGTGGTAAGAAGTTTGCTGTTAAGCAAGATAACTCCATTGATTCCTTTGGATATACTAACTTCTACACCTCTTCTGGTGGTAGACACACGAGATATATTTCTTCTGCATCTACGGAAGAACAACTCAATCTGAAACCCAATATTACTTACATGGTAAATACAGTAGCAACCTCTACACTTGTAGTGAAGCTTCCAACCTCTCCACAAACTGGAGATATTGTAAGATTGATTGACGTTAGTGGTAATCTAAATTATAACACTTCTCTCGTAGTTAGAACAGAAGAATCTTCTAATGTTCCAATTCAAGGAGATAGCACAGGAACACTTCTCGGTGGTAGAATCACCCCATATCCTTCAGGAGAACTAGTTGTACAAACTGCTAATGCAGCATTTAGTTTGATATACCTAGGAGCAACTGATAGTGATGGACAGGTTGGTATTCCTACTTCCGTACAAGGTTGGTGGTTAATGGAGGTCTGATCTAAACAAATGGCAAGTTACAACAGAATCAAATCAGTAAAAAATAACCCGATCGGGTCAATCTTACCATGGGGAGGGACATCTAGCAGCTCAGCGTTGCTAGAGTCCGCTATTCCAACTGGTTATCTTATTTGTAGTGGGCAAACTGTACGTGCCATTGATTATCCATTGTTAGCACAACTATTGGGTAATACTTATGGTCCTTATCAGGAACCTGGTGGTCCAGCTGTAGGTATTCAGAATAATTTTCCTGAATATGATGACGATGATATTTTCACATTACCTAATCTGAATAACTGTTCAATGGTGGATCTAGAATCTTCTAGATTAGCTCCTGGTGATAATGCTGTCGTTGGTCAATATATTACTGAAAATGGTAATGATGCTGCTCCATTGACAAATGTTATTTCTTATATTGATGTAAACTTTCAAGTAGAACCAAACCAAACTTTGGCAGGAAAGATTACAGGTATTGATGTTCAAGATCCAGCGTATTTTACTACTGCTAGAACTATTCCAAGGAAACTTGGTATTGACCATACACCAGCTCATAGTCATGGTCAACCAGAAGATGCAGATCAAAAATATCCATCTGCAGTTCTAGGTGGTGGTTACGTTGGATTGTTTGAGGCAGGTAACTTTGATACTCAGAGTGGACAATACACTACAGTTAGTGCTGAAGCTTCAAACCCATCAGAAGATCAAGCGGATAGATTTAATCCAGGAACTGCTAAAGTTACCTGGTATGATGAATCTGCATTTACTTTACCTGTAATGAACCAGTTTAGGGATTTTACAGCAGCACCTGCTTCTGTTCCTGCTATTCCTGGAAACTCTAGAGTTGTAGCACAGTACGGTAATACAGTTGAATATGATGATCCAAATACCTGTATTATTAATCAGCAAGCACCTGCAGTTTCTACACCATTCCCCCCTGCTGGTAGATATCAAGGATTTAAAAACTTCTATAGTAATGCAATCGTTCCTCCTTCTAGGGGTGGTAGTGCATTAAAACCATATCCAACCACACTAAATCATAACGCTGATAATTATAATTCGGAATCACTGGCATCTCATAATCATTTCACAATTGATATCACAATGACTAAAGCACAGATGCGTGTTCCTGGTACTATCCTCATAAATAATATGACGACGGGAACCATTGCACCTGTTAGTGTTGATAAGGCTTTGAGTGTGCAGATTAACCCTAATACACCATCACTTACTACTATTGTGATCATGAGGGCATTCTAAATGGCAGTAATGTACAACAGGGAGAAATCTAAGGTAGGAACTACTACTGGAACAATTATTAATTGGTCTAGGCAGTTGGCATCTAATGATCCTGATGATCCATCAAGTGCTGACAAGTTACCACAAGGATATTTGAGATGTGATGGAGCAGTTTATGCTGCTGAAATTTTTCCTGCTTTAGCAGAAGTTCTTGGTGTTGGTTCACTTTCTAGATTTAAGAAACCAAATCAAATACTATTAGACAATCAATTTCAACTACCCGATTACGGATCTAAAAAACTACGTGCATCATCTGGTTCAAACGCAGGAGATTATGTTGACCTGTTTATTTTAGATGATAACCAAAATGAAATCACAAAAGCAGGTGTTGGATTAGAAGTTGTTAGTAATATTGGTACATCGTACCAAATTCAATACACAGGATCATTTTTCTTACCATCTCAAACTATTGAAGTTACTGGAGAACCAGGATTTATTAGGAATACTGGTAATTATACTGAAAATAGTGACGTTCTACAAAATGCATTTGTTCCTCATGCTCACTTCCATGATGGAAATAGAACAAGAGTAGCATCTTCTACTGGTAATGAATTTGCTTCATTTGGTAGAAACTCTTATATTAGAAAATCTACTCTTTGTGTTTTAGAGTGGGCATATAATACAAGACAGGATTTATGTTACTACAATGCCACTAGACAGAGATTGTCTAGTGTTACTCAATCAGAAACTAACTCTGCTGGATGTCAAAGAGAATATTATGCTGGTTGTTTTACTGGATGTTTATTTACTTCTTCGTATGAATGTCTAATTCCAGAAGCTTATGAATGTGGTTTCCCAGTTTGGTCTGGTGATGGTGGTGGTTGTGGAGGAAGTTCAGGATCACAAGAGACAGAAACTTGCGGTACTATTGAATATACTGGAACAGTTGCTGTAAAATGTTCCAGCACTGGATTCCCTGGATGCGCCATTGGTGGATATAATGCGGATCCAAAGACTGGTCCTGTAACTTTAACAAGTAATTATGATGATGACAACTTACCATTTGACTCATTTAAAGATTCAACACAAGATGGATTTGCTGCAGTTAATAACGTAACAAATCAAGTTATTGCTGTTGGTAATGATGGTACACATAGACACTTTGTAAATTTTGAGGCACAACCGCATACATATCAAATAAACACAGTACCTACGTTTATTCCTGCTGCAAATATTGTATCTACGATCTCTGTTCGTGTCAACGAAGAGAATAAAGCAGATCAATTCATTCAACCATATCTAATCCAAGAGTTTCTAATTAAGTATTAATGACTACCTCATATAGAAATAAATTCACTGCTTATAAGCAAGAAACCGATGGACAATATGCTCCTATTGGATCTATCACGCCATTTCTAGTAGATAGTTTTTCTACTGGTACAGTTTATGATGGCGGAGCTGGAACTGGAGGAGAAGATCCTGAGTATGGATATAAGCGTTATTTGTATTGTGACGGGAAAGAATTATTAGTTAGAGATTATCCTGAATTATATAATTGTATTGGCAACACTTATGGTGGTACTGCTGAAGTTAATCCTACACAACCATCAAATGCTGGTGGTATAGTTAAACTATATTATTTGAATGGTAAAGCATTTATCAATGTCAATAGAGATCTTGGAATTCAAGGACCAGTAAAACTTCCATATCCAT